TAACAATACAAAGGGGCAACGAGTAATGTGTACTCGTTGCCCCTTTTGTATCATCGAGACTTGCTTTCTTTTTAACAACGAGTTAACACTAAGAAAAAACGGAGTTAACAAATGGAACTAAAACAAATCGGTCCAAGGTTACGCAAAGAAGTTTACGAATTTCTTTGCAAGGATTGTGAGAATTTGAGAATGAGCCAGTCCCAACTTATCGAGATGTTAATAATAAAATATGGAAGGGACAAAGGGCATGAGTTCAGCATTAACATTGGGGATTGATTGCGGCTACCGAACTGGCGGCGTCGCGCTAGTCGGAGACGACTGGCAGGAAGTTCACGACTTACCGGTGTACAGCGAAGGCGGCGTGGACGTCGTTGCGCTGATGGACATATTAACAAGCGCAGATGTAGACCACATTTACATCGAGCGACAACAGGCGATGCCAAAGCAGGGCGTCAGCTCTACGTTTAAACTTGGCTTCGGCTTCGGGCAGATCGTCACGACGGCGGCGTTAAGCCGTTCTCCGTATACGCTTGTGACACCAAACAACTGGAAGCGCAGCTTAAACCTGCCGAAAGATAAAGACGCAGCTCGACGGCTCGCGCAGCAATGGTTTCCGATGTTGGCGTCGGATCTGAAACGAAAGAAAGACGAGCACCGCGCCGAGGCGCTGCTCATTGCGCTCTACGGGAGGGGGAGAACGTGAGTATCAATAACACAATGTCAAACGCCGAGTACCACCTCAGTGACGCTCTGAGCGCGTCTGGCGCTAAGACAATTGCCATGAAATCACTGGCACACTTTAAGTACGGCGAGTATAAACACAATCACGCTTTTGATATGGGTACGTCTGTCCATACGCTAACGCTCGAGCCGCATCTCAAGAAGAGCGTCTGGTGTGGTCCCGAGACGCGACGAGGCAAGGAGTGGACAAGCTTAAAAGAGAAAGCCGATGCCGAAGGCGCAATATTGTTGACAGACGCAGACTACAAGCAGGCCGTGAAAATGGCCGAGGCAGTGCGAAGCAATCCGGCAGCCGCAGACTTGTTGTCAGGAGATCTGGCGGTTGAGGCAAGCGTCTTCGCGCATGACAGCATCTACGATGTAGACATACGATCACGCCCAGACGGGTGGCGTAAGGACATTGCGGCGCTGATCGACTTGAAGACGACAGTTGATCCGAGCCCAGAAGGCTTTGCCCGTCAGGTGGCCAACTTTGGCTACCACATACAAGATCAATTTTACCGACGTGTAATGACGTTGAACGGGGTCGAGATTGACCGGTTCATATTTATTGCGGTAGGTAAGGAGGCTCCCTACGCAGTGGGAGTATACGAACTCGACTGGCGCACGCTCGAAGAGGGCAACGCGGCGGTTAAGTACGCGCTAGAGCAATACGCGACGGCGCAAAAGAGCGGCGTATGGGGTTACGGTTACGGGGAGTTGCAAACTCTCCAGATACCGCCATATGCTTTTAAATTTTCGGCAAACTAGTCAAGGAGACACATATGCCAATTTCATTTGGATCTGCGGAGAGTACCGCATCATCAAACTTTATTCGCTCAAATCTGCCACAGAATAAGTGGTGGGTGAAAGCCGAGGGAGGCGACGAGCCCATTGATATGGAGAAGGGTTTTGCCATCGACATCAAAAACGTTGCCTTCGGGTGGCTGCACATCGATGTCGGCGTAAGAGACTGGCAGGCGTGGCCTAGCCCGTCGCAGTCAACGCCAAGACCTAGCGATAGCCACAAGCAAGGCTTCGAGGTAGACTGTTGGCTCTCAGACGGCCGTGAGGCGTCTATGAGCGGCAACTCATACGGTTTGGGTCAGTTTATCGCCAAAGTGTATAACCAAGCTGAGACGGCTCCCGAGTTCGCCGCAGGTAAGATACCGGTAATACAAGTTACCAGTTCGACGCCTGTAGTGGTTGGCAAGGGTACGTCATATGACATTGGGTTTAATATCCGCACATGGATCGACAAGCCCGAAGCGAAACCGGAGGTTGTTGGTTCTCCTCCGGCTGCGGTGGGGGCTACTCCTCCAAGTGCTCCGCCGACCGCCTCAACTGAAACCGACTTCGGTTTTAACTAGGGGCAAGCGACGCCTCGAAACGTAGTTCCACCTTCAGTGGTTGTCACGAGGCGTCGCATTAAACAGGGATAAACAGGATGAGTGAAACATATTTTCAGAAGGTCCGTGAGAGCGTTTTGGGAGACGTTGTACACGCCATGAAGGGAGGGCGTAATGAGGTGCTAAACAAGGCAGCCTTTACGCTCGGAAGGCACGCGCACCTCGCGCCTGCACTATTAGACGCCGCCATTGTGGATCTGCATGGGGCAGCCAAGCAAATCGGATTAAACGAGCTAGAGATAAAGGCGACCATTGGATCAGGCTTCAAGCGTGGCGGAGATAATCCGAAGAAGCTTGAAAACTCGGAGGCTATTCCGTACACGGCGAGCGAGTTCGACCGCCTAATCAGTAAGCTCGCGTCTTCGGATCTGTTGGCCAGAGACGATGAGACGCGCAACGACAAAATGAAGAAGGCGCGCGAGACGTGGGAGCGAAGCGTGCCGATCACCAGAGAGAACAAGGATGCGGTAAGACCTGCGCTGCTATATCTTAACAGCCGTGGCCTCAGAGCAAGCTCCGCCACAAACATAGCGCGGTTTAGCCCAAGCGTGTACGACGGCCCTGCGATTATCTTTCCTGCGATGAACGAATCAGGTGAGGTGCAGGGCATACAGAGCGTATTGCTTACTCCCGAGGGACGTAAGCGCGAGCACAACGGCATCAGTAAGTACAGCCGAGGCGTGATGGCAGGCAACGTCATGCGCGTTGGCGATGGTGAGGCGATTATACTGACAGAAGGGCCAGAGGATGCATTAAGCGTACGTCAAAGCGTACGTGATGAGGCGACGGTGGTGTGTACGTTTGGCAAGGCCGGCATGTCTACTTACAACGTGCCAAGAGCCTCAGATGTTACGATATGCGCCGACCCAGATCTAAACGTAGACGCCGTGTCAGACGTGCTCAGTGGCGACGGGTCAACAAGTGTGTATGTCGTGCGCTTCAACGCACTTGGCGTCGATAACGTCAAGGACGCCAACGACTACCTACGCGAAGTTGGTGAGACCAAGCTGCGTGAAGCGCTCGCGGTAGCTAAACCAGTGGAACAGGAAGTGCAAGAGGCATTAGAGGCCGAGAGGCAGTGGCCGACGCCCTTCACTTGGATCGACCCGAAGTTGATCCCTGCGCGGCGTTGGATCTATGGCAATCATTACATTAGATCCAACGTCAGCGTATTAGCGTCCGCCGGAGGCGTCGGCAAGACGTCGATGCAAATCGTCGAGGCTCTGGCCATTGCCACCGGTAAGCCGCTACTTGGCGAGGAGGTTAGAGAGCAGTGTAACGTCTGGGTCGTGAACCTCGAAGATCCGTTAGAGGAGATGCAGCGTAGATTAGTTGCAGCAATGCTACACTTTAACATTGCGCCAGAAGACGTTGAAGGCAGGCTGTTTTTAGACGCAGGACGTGACATGCAGATCATGTTTGCGAGCCAAGGACGTGACGGGATCGAGGTGCACGACGAGCTCGTTGACTACATGATTCGAAAAATTGAGCAGCATAAAATCGGGGTTACGTTTATCGACCCGTGGGTTGGCGCGAATCAGATCAACGAGAACGATAACGTGGCAATGAACGCGGCAGTTTCTGCGGTGCGGCGTGTCTGCGATGCGACGGACTGTAGTGTCGGATTGGTGCATCACATACGTAAAACAAATGGTGATGAGGCGACGGTAGACAGCGTGAGGGGCGCCGGCTCGCTCATCGGGGCGGCGAGGGCTGCGAGGGTCATTAACAAGATTAGTCAAGAAGACGCGCTGAAGCTCGGCGTCAGCGAGCAGGATAGCCTCGGCATATTCAGAGTTGACGACGGCAAGGCAAACCTAGCTCCGCCTGCCGCACATGCCGTGTACCGTCGCATGGTTGGGGTGCAGCTACCCAACGGGGAGTATGTCGGCGTGGCGACGTCGTTTGCAATGCCAGATCTATTCGACGGGATCAGCTCTAAAGATGCGTTAGCGGTTCAGCGTGCAGTCGGGGAGGCGGAAAGCAACGACGAGCCGTACCGCTCTGACGTGAGGGCGAAGAACTGGATAGGCGTCGCCGTGGCCAAGGTTCTCGACTTAGACTTGGATAAGAAGCACGAGAAGGCGAAGGTGCGAGCCGTAGCCAAGAAGTGGCTTGAGAACGACGTACTGCGGCACTCTACGTGGCTCAGTAAGCGCGATGGGCGCGAGGTTCCTGTTGTTGTCGTTGGCGAGTGGATAAGCAGGGAGGAGGCAGGGCTGTGAGTACGCACACTGTAAAAGCTAAACGCAGGCATCCAGACACAGAGCGCGAGCATTACGAGGTGGGTCACATGACGTTTGAGCTCTCTCAGAAGGACCACACATTCGCGCTGATCGCCGGTGAGGCGCTCACGGCGCGAGATCGTAGGCCGCTGTTCAGCGGCGTGATAACGCAAAACATGGCAGATGACCTCGAGGTGGTGGCGTGGCGTATCAGGCAGCTCAAGCTGCTACAGGAAGGCGAGAGGGAGAAAGCCGATGGGTAGACCTTTATACGAGACCGAGCAGGATCGTGAGAACGAGAGGAGGCTCGCGGATACAATCGAAGCCAAGTACAATTATAAATTTGTGAAGATGCCGATTAAGCTGTCGCTTGATTATATGCTGACGCAGGACGGGATAGCGAAGGCGTTTATGGAGATGCGGCAGAGGAAGACGCCGATGCGCAAGTACCCGACGTATATGATTTCGCTGTACAAGGTGATGATGGCGAGCCAGTTAACTCAGACGACGGGGCTGCCGTGCTATTTGGCCGTGCAGTGGAGCGACAAGGCAGGCATCTGCAAGCTTCCTCCGCATACTAAGCCGCTGCGTATCGCGCAGGGTGGGTCGATGCAGCGAGGAGATCCGCAGGACATTGAGCCCGTCGTATACTTTGACATGTCATGCTTTAAGGAGTTGGCCAGTGAGTAACATGAAGAACAAGCTAAAGCTTGCCGAGATCATCTGGAACGATGATACGGGAGAGGCGAGCATTGTGTGGGAGAGGGAGCATCAGCCGATGGCTCCGATACCGGTTATGCAGTATGTGCTCCTGTTCGATGCGATGGTGGATGTGGCTCACGATGCCAACAAAAATATGGCAGACCTACAGCGTATGCTCAAGCTGTCGCTGAACGGTAGCGAGACGATCCATTGAGGGGCGTTTTGGTGTTACCGCAGTTACCGCAGTTGAAGTGCGGAAGACTGCGAGAAGTGCGGAAAATAACGTCAAAAACCTTCCGCCGCAGTTGTTACGTATATATACGTAACTGCGGCGGTAAGTTCGGACGTATTAGATTTAACTGCGGAAAAGAGGAGGTGTAGTTTCATGGCAGCTAAAAGGAGGGTGAGCGCAAGCAAGGCGAAAGATAGGAAGACGTTTGATAGTAGGCATGGCGATCAGAGCAAACCGATCTCTGCCGGTGTGTGGGGTCAGCTAGAGCCGTTGGATCGTAAGGCGAGGGAGATGGAGCGGAAGTGGGGAGATAGTCTGCCGTCTCTCGTGGACCCAGAACTTGCAGGAAGATTTAGGGCGGCATACGAGGCGCTCGAGAAATTTGTGTCTGAGGAAAATGTTGTGGCGACGCATCAGGTGGCAGGGCAACTTATGAAGGCGTGGGATAAGTTGGAGCAGGTTGCTCTGGGCGCAGGGCATGAGCCGTTGCCGCCTCATGCATATGCCGTGACGATGGAGGACAGTGGTAAAGTCGTCTGCTTTGCAATGGAAGGCGTGGCTGAGTTGCGCGTGAAGTATCCAAACTGGGTCGTGTATAGCTTCGAGGATGCAGCAAGGATCGTGCGGCAGGAGTTTAGCGATGACTTTTTGAACGAGGCGTTCTCGTCTTTCCCGAAGGCGAAGATTACGCATATTGTGGATAAGGGTAATACGATACCAATTATGGAGGATGAAATACCGTGGTAAGATGGTCAGTGTATGACGATGGACTAAGGGTGTGGGTAGATGGTAAACTTGTGGCGACTATTCCGCCGCAAGACATGCCGTATGTTATGAAAGCCGTGGCGGCATTTATGAGCGAGCACGCAATTATCGAGGAGAAGTGACATGGGTGCAATTGGAGACGCAAAGATTGCTGAAGTGAACAAGGTGGGTGAGGACGAGCTGTTCAATCGGCTGACGACTGGGACGACGCTGACGGATCTACTGAAGGAGATCGGCATTGGCTACAAGTTGTGGGCGAAGTGGCTTGATAGCGCCGAAGGTCGCCGGCAGCGATACGCTGAAGCGCAGGAGCAAGCTGCTCACTTCTTCGCGTCAAGAGCGGTGATGACGGCCGTGAATACGCATGTTGAAGATAACACGATTAACTCTGCGAGACTGCAAGTGGATACGGACAAGTGGATGGCTGCAAAGCTTAATGCGCAATACGATACGCGACACAAAGAGGTTGCGGTGAATATCAGCGTTGGCGATTTACACGCGGAAGCTGCGGCGCTGTTACGCGAAGTAAGTGGCGACGTGATAGAGGGAGAAGCGGAGGACGTGAGCGATGTTTGACCGTGAAATCGCACATCAAGATGCCGACGCATATGCGCGTGCGCGAATACTGCGGTGCAGCGTAAAAGTCAATATAACGGGCAAAAATGCGTTTACATAATCTTATAGCAACGCAGAAAAAGGTTAAGTCATTGTTATTGCTACATCTTTTTGTTAACATAATACATATTATACGAATTCGCACGATTTCGAGGCTGATTTTGTGCCGCGATGCAGCATTTACCCCCCCCTGATTCTACGGCGACTGGTGCAAATGCCAATGACCCCCACACGCATCCCCGAAAAAAAAATTTCCACATAACGGAGCCCCCACATGAACAAGCCCACCGATAACCCCTTCCTCCAACTGATGCGACGCTACCAGAGCGACCCAGTTGCCTTTGCCACTGAGGTCATTGGCGTCGAGCCTGACGTGTGGCAGAGCGAGCTGCTTATGTCGGTGGCAGATCCGGAGCGCAGACGCATAACTGTCCGATCGGGACACGGTGTCGGTAAATCAACTGCCGTGGCTATGGCTGCCGTGTGGCACGTTTTGATGCGCGTCCCGAGCAAGACGGTTGTCACGGCGCCCACTTCGGCGCAGCTCTTTGACGCCTGCTTCGCGGAAATGAAAAATGTAGCCAAGCGGCTCAAGCCGCCCTTCGACAAGCTGCTAGAGGTTAAGTCTGATCGCATTGAGCTGAAGAAGAGC